ACACTAATGGTAATAGTATTTTCCCTAGCCAAGTGGTTAGTGACGCTGAAAAAGCTAGCTGGGAATATGGCGAGCAAGTTGCTCAAGCTATAGAACAAGAGTGGTTTAGTCAAGGTAGAACAAATGGTAATAGATATTTGACTACTTGGAATAACTATAATAGATTAAGATTATATGCAAGAGGTGAACAACCAACTCAAAAATATAAAGATGAACTATCAATTAATGGTGATTTATCTTATTTAAATTTAGACTGGAAACCAGTTCCTATTGTTTCTAAGTTTGTAGATATATTAGTTAATGGTATTTCTAACAAAGATTATCAAATAAATGCATTTGCTCAAGACCCAGAGTCTTTACAAAAAAGAACTAATTATGCAGAAACTTTAGCTCAAGAAGTATTCGCAAGAGATACTATGAAACAAATAGTAGATAAATTAGATTCAGCTTTATTTAACACAAGTATACCGCCTGATCAAATGCCTCACTCTATGGAAGAATTAGAGTTACACATGCAGCTTGATTACAAGCAAGCTGTAGAAATAGCAGAGGAAGAAGTTATAAACCAAGTATTAGATTATAATAGATGGGATTTAACAAGACGTAGAATTAACTATGATTTAGTTACATGTGGTATTGGTGCTTGTAAAACAAACTTTAACACAGCAAACGGTATTACAGTAGACTATGTAGATCCAGCTTATTTAATATATTCTTATACAGAAGATCCAAATTTTGAAGATATATATTATGTAGGTGAATTAAAAGCAGTTACTCTACCTGAAATAGCAAAGCAATTTCCAGCTTTACCAGATAGCGAACTAGAAAAAATACAAGAGTATCAAGGTGATAAAACTTATATGTATGGTTATGGATATGGTCCATGGGATCAAAACACTATACCTTTATTGTATTTTGAATATAAAACTTATAGTGATCAAGTATTTAAAGTAAAAGAAACCGATTGGGGTTTACAAAAAGCAATTCCTAAAGATAGTGGTTTCAACCCACCTGCTAATGAAAATTTTGAAGCAGTTGGTAGAACTATTGAAACATTATATAGAGGTGTAAAAGTTTTGGGTACTAATATATTATTAAGATGGGAATTATGTCCTAATATGACTAGACCAGCAGCAGATACTACAAAAGTAGAAATGAATTACGCTATATGTGCACCACGTATGTATAAAGGACGTATTGATTCTACAGTAAGTAGAATAACTGGCTTTGCGGATATGATTCAAATAACTCATTTAAAACTACAACAAGTTATAGCTAGAATGGTACCAGATGGTGTGTTCTTAGATATGGACGGTTTAGCAGAGGTTGATCTAGGTAATGGTACTAATTATAATCCTGCAGAGGCTTTAAATATGTACTTTCAAACCGGTTCTGTTGTTGGAAGATCTTTAACTCAAGATGGAGAATTAAATAGAGGTAAAGTACCAGTTCAAGAATTACAAACAGGTAATGGCCAAGCAAAAATACAAAGTTTAATTAGCACATATAATTATTATTTACAAATGATAAGAGATGTGACCGGATTAAACGAAGCAAGAGATGGCGCGTTAGCTGATAAAGATACTCTAGTAGGATTACAAAAAATAGCAGCACAAGCTTCTAATATAGCTACTAAACATATTAACAATGCTAGTTTATTTATAACACTAAGAATGTGTGAAAATATTTCTAAGAAAATAGGAGATATGTTAGATTATCCATTAACAAAAAACGCGTTAAAACAAAGTATAACTACATTTAACACTATGACGTTAAAAGAAGTTGATAAATTAAATCTACATGACTTTGGTATATTTTTAGATCTTGAGCCAGACGAAGAAGAAAAAGCTCAACTAGAACAAAACATACAAGTAGCGCTTAGTAGTGGTGGTATTGATTTAGAAGATGCTATAGATATACGTCAAATACGTAATTTAAAATTAGCTAATCAAATGCTAAAACAAAAACGTAAACGTAAATTAGCAAGAGAAAGACAGATGCAGTTAGAAATGAATCAGCAACAAGCACAAATAAATACTCAATCAAATCAAGCTGCAGCAGAAGCTGAAGTTCAAAAACAACAAGCTTTAACAGCTGAAAAAGTAAACTTTGAAGAAGCTAAATCTCAATTTGAAATACAACGTATGCAAACTGAAGCAGAAATTAAACGTCAGTTAATGGCTGAAGAATTTAATTATCAATTACAGTTAGAGCAAATGAAAACTCAACGTGAGAGAGAAAAAGAATTTATGATAGAAGATCGTAAAGATAAAAGAACAAGAATAACTGGTACACAACAAAGCGAAATGATTGCGCAAAGAAAAAATAATTCTTTACCTATAGATTTTGAAGAACAAAAAGTAGCTAAAGAGATTATGAACATGGATACTGGTATTTAGTATTAATTATTTAATTATATTTTATTATGGCAGAACAAAAAGCGGCCGTAGAGGTCAAGCAAGAAGGTGAATTTACCTTAAAAGGTAAAAATGTACCTAAACGTAAGGTTAAAGACTTAGGTAAAACTAATAAAGAACCTGTAAAAATGGAGATGAAAAAACCTGTAGAAGAAAAGGTTGAAACTCCTAAAATTGATTTAACTAAAAAAGAAGACAATGCCGTTCAAGAGCGAAAAACAGAGGAGATACCTGTGGGCGACAAACCCGAAGTTAGCAGAGAAGTGGACAAAGAAGTACGGATCAGCGATACAAATGATACAGAAGATTCTCCACTCCAAGTAATTGAAGAGATAACTGAAGAAGTTAAACCAAAAGAAGAAGTAAAAGAAAAACCTCAATTAATTGAAACACCTAAGTTACCTGAAAATGTAGAAAAATTAGTTACATTTATGAATGAAACAGGTGGTACAGTTGAGGATTATGTAGAGTTAAACAAAGATTATTCAAAATTAAGTAATGATCAACTTTTACATGAATATTTAAGAAAAACAAAACCTCATCTAGATAAAGAAGATATTGATTTAATCATGGAAGATTATCAATATGAAGAAGATATAGATGATCCAAAAGAAATACGTAAGAAAAAACTAGCTTATAAAGAGGCTGTTGCTTCAGCTAAACAAGATTTAGAAAATAAAAAAACTAAATATTATGCTGAAATAAAAAACAGACCTGGAGTTACTCAAGAGCAACAAAAAGCTATGGATTTTTTCAATCGTTATAATAAACAGCAAGAAAATATAAAGCAGTCTCAGGAAGATTTTAAAAATCGTACTAAGCAAGTATTAAACAACGAGTTTGAAGGTTTCGAATATAACGTTGGAGATAAAAAGTTTAGATACAAAATAAAAGATCCTGTGACAGTAGCGGAAAAACAGTCTGATATTAATAACTTTGTTGGAAGATTTTTAGACAATGAAGGAAAAATAACAGATACTGCCGGTTACCACAAAGCTTTATATGCTGCGATGAATGCTGATAAACTAGCGTCTCATTTTTATGAGCAAGTTAAAGCTGACGGTGTTAAAAACATGGTTCAGCAATCTAAAAATCCAAGTGCAGATGCGCCAAGGCAAGTTGCCAGCGGGGATGTTTATGTAGGCGGGTTTAAAGTAAAGGCCATTAGTGGAGCAGACTCATCAAAACTAAAAATCAAAAAGAGAACATTTAATAATTAAAATTTAAAATTATGGCTTTAAATCCCCAGTTTGGCTCGATTATACCTAGTCAAACTCAAGAAGTCTTACAAACTAACTATTTACAGTGGACTGATCCTGCTGCAGCTGATTTTACATCATTTGCTCAACAGTATTTACCAGAGATCTACGAAGCTGAAGTTGAAAGATATGGTAACAGAACTTTATCTGGATTCTTAAGAATGGTTGGGGCGGAGCTTCCAATGACAAGTGACCAAGTAATCTGGTCTGAACAAAATAGATTACATATTGCATATGACAACTGTACGTTTGTTAGCGCTACAGGTGTTATTACACTTAACCCAGGTGCGGTTGCAGGAATATTTAACGTTATTTCTGTTAACGCTACTGTAGTAATTATGGACGACTTCGGAAACGAAGCTAAAGCTCTTGTTACTGCTAGTACTCCTGGTGCTGCTGGTACAATTACTGTAGAACCTTACACAGCTGCTAACTTAGCAGGTGCTGGACTAGTTGGTGTTGTAAAAGTATTCGTATACGGTTCTGAGTATAGAAAAGGATCTACTACTCCTAACTATGATGCTGCTGCTGCTCCAGATGGTTATATCAGTGTTGACCCACAGTTTACTCAATTCTCTAACCTACCTGTAATCATCAGAAACAAATACGTAGTAAATGGTTCTGATACTGCACAGATCGGTTGGGTTGAAGTTTCAACTGAAGACGGAACTGGAGGATACTTATGGTATCTAAAAGCTGAGTCTGAAACTAGATTAAGATTTGAGGATTACTTAGAAATGATGTGTGTAGAAGGTGAATTAGTTGATGCAGCTGTTTCTCCTATTGCAAACTTAAAAGGAACACAAGGTTTATTTGCAGCTATCGAAGATAGAGGTAATGTACAAGTTGGTTTCTCTGCAGCTACAGGTATCAGTGATTTTGATGACATCCTTAGAAACTTAGACACTCAGGGTGCAATTGAAGAGAACATGTTATTCTTAGACAGACAAACTGCTCTTGATTTTGATGATATGCTTGCTGCTATTTCATCTGGATCATCAGGTGGTACTGCTTATGGATTATTTGAAAACTCTGAAGAAATGGCTTTAAACTTAGGTTTCAGCGGTTTCAGAAGAGGTTCATATGACTTCTATAAAACAGATTGGAAATACTTAAACGATGCTTCTACAAGAGGTGCGATGGTAGGACCAAACTCAATTGAAGGAGTTTTAATTCCAGCTGGTACTACAACTGTTTATGACCAAATTTTAGGAACTAACATCAGAAGACCTTTCTTACATGTAAGATATAGAGCTTCACAAACTGATGATAGAAGAATGAAGTCTTGGTTAACAGGTTCTGTTGGTGGTGCATTTACTAGTGATCTTGATGCAATGGAAGTAAACTTCCTTTCAGAAAGATGTTTAGTAACTCAAGCTGCTAACAACTTTGTATTATTC